CCTGCTATGTTCATCTCCTGTATAATCTCAGGCCTAGAGTAATCTGCTAGGATGGTAACCGTTTGTTCTATCCCTAGGGTGCCTAGCTTCTCTATGAGCATAGTAGTGGTGAGGTAGCTCTCATATATCACAGGCTCTATGTAGATATCATTATCACAGTAGTATACCCTCATCAAAGCTGTGGGGTGATTGTAACCGAAATCTAAGCCATACACGTACTTAACAAACTTAGCAGGCCTATGAGCTACAAAGGACCAGTTGCTGTAGATGTTACTCTTAGAGATAGCCTTCTCACCTAGGGCATAGATCTGATACAGTGCCTCATCTGTTCTAGCTAGATCCTCTATCTGTGCCTTAATGCTTTCAGGTAGGAAGGGGTTATCCCTGTATGTGCTCTTTATCTTTACGCTCTCATCTGCAGGTAACTCATACAGCCATGATGCACTATCTGATGGGTTGTAGTCAAAGATAAGCTTATCCTCTGTTCTCATGTTAAGCTGGGTGAAGTCATCAAAGTACAGCTCATTAGCTTCATTACACCAGGCTATATCCCTTTTCCTACCCCTTATTTTCTGCTCATTATCTACTGAGAAAAACTCTACCATACTACCATTGGCAAAGGTGTAGATCTGTTCACTCTTGTTATGGTTCTCATCCTTATACAGCCCTATATCTTTGAGGATCTCTATGAAGTCCCTGAGCACTGTAGCACGTAGGGCAGGGAAGGTCTTGCGTATCACTGACACCACCTTGTTGTTGTTCTGCAGGCAGTAGATGATCATGAGCTGACAGAGGCTGTAGGTCTTAGAGCTTCTACTACCACCCTCATTAATAATGAATCTCCTATCTCCTAAGATGGCATCATAGTTTTTCTCAAAGATGGCAGTCGCTTTTATATCCATAGCAAAGCTAGTACCTAGTTAGATACTATATAGTTATTATTATTATTATACTACTTAACTATAGTAACAGTTATAGCAGATATCTTTTCATCACCACTGGTAACATCTGTGTGTTCTTTCAGTGCGTTTAATCTTTGGGTGATGGATGCATTATACTGCCCCACCATTCCACCCTCTATCTGATCCATTCTAATTGCTTCCTCTATGCGTGAGCAGATTGTCGTATAGTCAGAATATCTACCCCCCGTATTAGCAAAGTAATCCTGCACACTACACTCTTTATCAGCAGCATAAGTTCTAAAACCTACCTGAGTTAAAGGTCTCTCTAAAGGGATAGCTGTAGCCTCTCCTGTTTTAGTAGATAAGCTGTAAGAATATCTAGGTGTAGATTTACACCACGTTCTATATCCCTCAAATAGCTCCCACATTTTCTCAGGGGTTTCTATGTGCTTAGGTCTCATTTCTCCTCGTTCTCTACCCCTTTATACTTTGCTTTAGGAGTGCTCTCTTCAAATAGATATCCTAATCCTTTAGAGGTATAATACACATGATCCTTAGCAGTCTCTTCTGTTACTGTAAAGCTGGTCTCAAAATTACCATTATACATAGTAATATACTTTCCTAGGTGTTCAGTTTTTGTTTTCATATTCGGTTATAATTAAAAAGGTGTAATAAAATGCTATCCATAATCCTGCTGCCCTACTAGCCCACTCATAATCTAGAGTAAACAAAGCTAAGCCACAGCTCAAAGCAATTAATAGGGTAAAGATACTAATAACATGGCTCCACTTCATACCTATATTGTAATTTGTTTAAGTTTTGTTTTAAATCTTTGATCAGGTAGTAAGCTGAGGTGTGAGTAATATCGAAATAAGTAGCCATTGCCCTGCTGGTAGTGTACCCCTTATCAATAAACGCCTCGAATACTATCTTTTGTACCTGGTCTTTTATCTCTGATCTATAAATTTCTATTAATCCCTTGTTAAAAGAGTACATCTTATCCTCCCTTATCTTATCTGCTAGTTCATCATCCTCTATCCTATCCCCTGAGTTATCAATTATAGCCGTTATGCGGTCATCTTTATGGCTCTTTGATGTACTCCATAGGATTTGATATTTAATAGTGTTTAAAAGGTAGCTTTTGACCTTATCCTCATCTGCTACATAATCATTAATGGTAAGCACATGTAGGTAACTGTTATTTATGACTGTATCAGCGTCTATGTACAGCCCCATCTTAGATAGAAAATAAGCTGTATAAGCTCTTACTTCGGGATAAGCCCTGCTAATGTACTGATCTAAGAGCCTTTTCATACCATATCATAAAATCTTTGTACCATATCCTCCTCCTAACAGATGCACAGAAGCACTCCCTAGGTTGCACCCCTTCATATTTAATCCTAATCTTTAGCATAGCTACGCATGAGTGCTTAGAGTACCTGATATTCTCAGGTAGTAACTCTATCTCATCTATTAGTTTTATCTCAGCTTCTGTAAACATTCATCTAGTATATAAGCAAGTAGTGCAGCCTGACAAGCCAGGATAAAATCAAAGGTACAAATTATAGTAAGCCAAAAAGCCACACATTTAATACAGCCCAGTGCAGAGTGTATATGTATGGCTATTGTGCTATGTGGTTTATACTTGAATAGATAATCTATAGTTGCCTGTAAAGGCTCAAAATTAACAAACCACCACGCTAAAGGAATAAGAGCTAGTAATATCATAGCTCAAATATAGTAATTTAATTAGAATGGCAAATCATCATCCTCTGACTTGAATGGTTCTGCAGGTGGTGATAGTACTGCTGGCTTAACATAAGGCTCTTGAAAAGTAGCACTGAAATACTTCATACCTGCCTGTGATGTTTTAAGCCATAGAGCTACCTCCATCTCTTTACCATTAACGTTTACCTTCCCTTTGTAGTCGGGGTGAGTTTCGCTTGTCTTTTTATCATTTTTAAAGATAGCTCCTGAATTATTCTTTGTTTCCATTGTTACTTATTGTTTAAAATTGTTAATAAATACATTATAGTGCACCACCACCCCCACACAATCGCAGGGGCTAGTAGTATTGATATTAGGATGATCATAACGTAAGATCCTCTTTAGGCCATTTAATCTCTTCACCATACACCTCATTAGATAATATCTCAGCCATCTGTACAGCCTCTTTAGCTATATATAGTTTAGATGTACTAGGGTTATGTACCATAAGTGCATTCATAGCAGTTATAGCCGCCTCATGTTTAAATTGTATTCTGTTCATAGTTTATTTATTTCTTGTTTAACTTCATTCCAATAATCTATAGTAGGTTGATAAGTAATTAAAAGCAATAATTCATCTACTGCAATCAAAGCACATTGTTTAGCATCGTGTATTTTCATTGTAAGATAGCCATCATATTGACCACCTATTTCAATATCAAGTTTTTGATATTTTTCGATTAACTCCTTTGCTTTCTCTTTTGCGCTCATAACTGTGTTATTAATTGGTTAAAATACTCCCTACATTGTTCTACCCTCACCTTGATCTGCTCTATCACCTCCTCATCTCTTTTGATTACAAAGGTCTTCACTCTCTTAGCATCAGGGATGTGGTCAAAGCTGTGTTGCTTCTGCACCTGGTCTCTTAAGTCCAGGCTCTCCTCCATTAGTCCTAGCTTGTAGTGTGCACTCTTTACCTCCTGCTCTACTATGGCATGTGGTGTATTGGTAAGGCAGTAACATAACAGTGCCTCTTGCTTATCACATAAAAACATATACCCTTGCAACTGATAGTAGTAATCTTTATTAGGGCACTCAGTATCGAACCATGGGAACGTGCTGCCACTCCATGAGTTCTTAACATCCACTAGCACCTGGTCTGTAATTACATCGGGAGTACCTGTTAGCCATTCATTACTAAAGTTCTCCTCATTCTTAAACAGGAAGCCCTTATCAATTACATCCATTACAAAGCTGAGGCACATATCCTCACACTCATTACCCTTATCAGTATACTTACTAGTGAACTCTTTACGTATCCCATAAACGTGTGCCAGGGCTAGGCCCTGGATATACGTTTTTGTTGTTTGTGATAGCACCTCCCCTTTAGTTTTGGGTGAAGTCATTATCTTACCTATAGCTGAACATCTTATTTTCATATTACAGGTATTAATAGTAGTGAATTAATCTGCACATCTGTAAGATCAAAGCTATCCTTTAACTTATCTACAGTATACTTACCATCTGCTATAGCTTTCACTGCCTCAGCAAATCTTTTGTTATCCATCTTAGGCTTTGCAGTTGCTGCTATATGCCCATCATCATCTGTAGCTTGTAAAGTAAGTAAGCTTTGAATAGTGTACCTTCTGAAGTAGCTAATCTGTGAGCCCTGCTTCTGAGCATCCAAGCTAAGATCTAAAGTCATACAGCTAGAGATACTAAAGCCAGTGTATATGCATACAATCTGAGTACACACACTACCACCTTCTATAGGCTGTAGCAAAAGTAGATCATGCTGTAATAAAATAGGCTCAACAGTTTCTAAGATACTATTGATATCTGCATAGGACTTTTTAAAATGGGGGTTAGTAGCATTCTTATGTACTTTACCGATAAGTTGTTTAGCTTGGTGAAGCCTCACATAGAAGGGAGCAGGCTGCTGCTCAACCTCCTTAGGCTTTGCAGCCCTTGTAGTTGTTTTTTCCATTGGTTAGTTATTAATTGTTTACAAATATACTACTTATTAATCTATTTTAACATTATTATCTAAAATTATTTGTCTTAGCATCTCCCTTACCTCATACATATTCTCTTTACCATTGTATTTGTACTCAGCTCTTAGCCACTGATCCATCTCCACAAGTGCCATGTAATAGTTGAAGCCATTGTTAGCGTGGTTAAAGTTCTCCTGGTCCTCAGGTAGGTTAAATATTAGTTTTGCTTTCATATCATTTCTATTCATTATATGTGGTAACTTTTACCCCTTATCCTTTATCAATTTGTCATTCTATACTTTATCCAGGCAAAAGTTATCATACCAGATTACGAAATCATCAAAGGTCTTAGTAATTATATATACTCCTCCTGCAGCTTCTATCATCTGCTGATATTCTTTCTGCACCACTGACTGCTTATCCTTCCCAATCTTTACCTCTATCTTTACAGATCTCCCATAAATAGTAGCAGAGATATCTGCAGATCCTGGAGTGCCTGTGCTCTTGGTCCACTGCCCTGCAGTCTTAGTGCCATCTGTTCTATATGACTGCCTGAATACTCCCATTGTATTAATTCTTTCAGCTTGATGCTGTGAGAAGTTTAGGAAGTCCTTAACACATTTAGTAAGCCCATTAGCCGTAGCATCTGAGTACTTGGTGAAGGGGATAATGTGCCCTGGTGCTGAAGGGTACCTGTAGGACATGTACTTTTCCTCTAGGTCCTTAAGTCGTTGTTTGTTTTCTTTGTTCATTTTTCTGTTTTATATGTTCTGAATATTTAAGTTGTCTTTTAGGATTATCCCAATACTTCTTGAAAGCAGGCATCAATGAATTTAATTCTTCCTGTAGTAAAATCAATTTGTTCTCTAAGCTGTTCAATAGTTCTGCTTGGTCTAACTCTGGTGTTAAAAGCTCGTATGTGTTTATCAGTTTCTTTGTATTTAGCATATGCTTGTTGTATTGATATATGACCTGCTGCAATTCGGTTTCTAATCTCAATTTCGTAGCTTTCTTCTTCTCTAAAATATAACCATTCAGTTCTGATAGGTTGCTTATAATTATCTTTTCTTTTTCCATATGTTAGTTCTATAGTTGGTATTTTATACTGTTCAATTTTTTCTATATCCTCATAACTTTTTGCATGTGTTACATTTACCTCCACTATGCACATGATCTCACCATCACTATCTAAAAATAAACAATCAGGTCTCATAGAGTAATCAGGTATCTTTACTTTTATATATCTAGCAGCCTCAGCTTCTAGCAATACCTTATCACATTTAATTGTTAAATTATCTAGCTCTACTTTTTTATTATCCTGAATATAGTACTGGCAGTTCAAATGAAAAATTCTATCAACTTCTATTAGTTCACCTGGCATTGATCTAAAGTGATGATTATTTTTATCACCTTTTGCAGGATATACTTGATATTCAATTGCACCATCTATCAATAAATACCTTTGCCCTGTCTCTACCAGTGGATCGTTAATATCATATCTGATGCCATCTTTAAAAGCATATTGTATCTGTATCATACCTTAGTAATTTTAAAATACCTCCCTCCTGCACTTCTACCCTTCTCTAATTTGAATTTCTTAAACTTACAGTACTCACTAATCATACGTAGATAAGTCTGAGCATTAAGATCACTCCATCCACCTGTGTAAGCCTGAAAGTCCTGAATGGATGCATTGTTATAGTGTACCACATCATTTGTGATATTACCCTCTATAGCGTAATCATAAAACTCCTTGTTAGTAGCTGAAATAAACCTTTTGTGATCAGCATTGATAGCTATTGATTTAACTAAGCCCATTGAAAGGAATTTCTGCAGGTTACTTATCATGTAATTATCAAAGATTAACCAATCTAATGCAGTCCAGTGATCAAATAATAACCTCCCATACTCATCTAGTGGGCTCCTCTGAGCATTAAAGTACTGATTAAACTCTATCTCATGCCTTCTCCTATCATGGCTACCACCTGCACCACTTATCACATAGTTGGTAGTAATCACAATCTTAGGGGAGCGTTCAAATGGGATAAAGATCTCATCTTTGTTTTTTCTATTCACTGTAATTCCTTCTGAGATCAGTGAGAATAACTGCTCAAAATCAAAATTCTTTTTTACATCATCAAAGGCTAGGATCTGACTATCTAAATTTACCCTCTGATATACGAAATCACTCTTCTGTGGGTTGAAGCTCTTACCATCTATCTTTACTATATTTCTAATCTTACCAATAGCAGTTAGCACTAAGCTCTTACCACTACCTCCATTAGGATTATCATCTATCTCCTGATCATTAAAGATTATTGCCTTCTGATCTGTTTTATCTTTGTAGGTATGCAGTAAATAACCTAGGGTAGTCTCTAAAGCGTTTACCCTCTGCTCATCATCTGCAGATACTTTGGATACAAAGCTCTTGAAATCATTTTGAATGGTCTTAGTTGGCTTATAGTTCCTGTCTATAATTTGCCTATCCCAGATATAACCATCTATATCTATGTACGGTACTATATCCACCTTATTCTTAGTAATCTTAACTACTCCATTACGATAAGGGATAAAGCTCACATCCTTAGTATCCTGTAGCATCATTAGCTCAATAGGATCTAGCATTGAAAGGTGCCCATCTGTAAAGAGGTAGGGTGATTTGCTACAGTAGTTCCATACATCCACCTGCTTCTGCTTCATTAGATGCCCTAGCACAAAATCCTTTATCTGATCCACTGAGCTGAGGTTAACTTTGTTCTCTACCACCCTCACAAATGTAGAACGTTCTGCTCTTTCAGGGTAGTATTTTTGGAAGCCGTATTTATTCAGGAAATCTCTATACTTCATAGGATCCACAGAGATAACTTTCTTATCACTAATAGCCCAGAATGTATCCTCACTATTAGCTACCTCTTTTTTTACATCCTCTACCACATCAGGCTTAATGTCTAATTGCTTAGAGATATCACCTGGTGTTATCCCTTCCTTAAGTTTAGATTTCACCTTTAAGATGGTCTCTTTATCCTCAAAGTATTTAGTGCCCTTATCACTTCGTTTGTATGCAGATCCTACACAGGTATTAATTTCTATCTGAGTGAAGTCTTTATCACTGTACTGATGTAAATAGAATTTAGCAGTATTCTCACTTATGCCATACTCCGCAAAACAGCTAGCTACTTTAAATACCCAATTATTTCTACCATTAGATATATCTCCATGATTAAACTTCATGATGTTCTCAATAATCTTACCTTCATTAGTCATGGGTAGCACTGGCACTCTCTCAAAAGAGCTATGCCCTTTCTCCTCTTCTATAAGATTAAATACCTCAGCATCTAAATTGATATAAGCAGTAGGATCGTAGGACTCAAAACATACCCTGCTAACATTACAGCTGGATGCATCAAAGTAATCACTATCAATAAACTCCTCAAAAGCTTTAAACCTTCTCTTATGGGTGAATTTATCAGATGGTGGTATCTTAATCACGCACTTTAAGCCTTTACCTGATGGTGATACAAATATCATAAAGACATTAGTACAGTTCATTAGCCTTACCTTCTCAGCTTCCATCACCTCAGCGCTAGGGTAATCATCAAAATCTAAGATACAAAGCCCTGAGTGCTCTATTAGGCCGTTATCATTACGTTCATTAAAGGTGCCATTAAACATGATAGCTCTTAGGCTATTCTTTAAGCTGCTGTATGCAGGATCATCCTCATCCATCCCTCTAAGGGCTGTAATCTTTTCTATTAATTCTGGGTACCCTTCCTTAATTCTATTGTACACATCCACCACATCTTGAGTGTAGGGTGTTTCTTTAGAATTGAAGAGGGATTTAAATACTGATATGTTCATATATTGGTTAGTTTAGGCTGTAAATATACACATTTATTCTTAATCATGACAAGTTTAGGGTATTTTATGACGGGTTTATGACAAGTTTATGACAAGTTTTTTTTAGCAAAATCCGCACTGCTATTGAGTATTAGCGATTTTATGACAAGATGACGAGAAATAAAACGAAAAAAATTATTTGAATTTTCAAATGTTTCCCAACCTCCCCTAATAAGAGAATTTGTCATAGCGTCATTTTTTAATAGTAATTGCATCTGATCTGCTCTTTAAGTTTCTCTAATTTATCAATAGTGTAGCACTCCAAAACACGCTGTTTAAGTGGCTTATAATATTGTGGTAGTACAAACTGCTCTCTGAGCTCTTTTGTGTGCAGCATATAAGCAGGATCTTTTTGCTTTGTGTATATATTGTGCTTAGTCATACCATTGATAACTGTTGCATGGCTCTGATTAAACAGCCTACCTATCTGAGATAGTGTCATGCCATCCTTTTGGAGTACATGATATAGGTAATATCTCCGATATAGTATAGGCATATACCTGCATTTTTCTTTAAGATCAAATTTATCTATGATGTATTGTACCTCTTCTAGTCTAGTCATGATAATAGCTTAGGGTTAACTGATTTGAATAGCTCACTTTGACTATCCACTAATCCTACTGCATTTATATAATCTATCTCTACCTTAGCACTGGCTATGATAGAAGCACTGAGTTGTGCTATTGCTTTTGCCTTATCCACCTCTTGTATTACCTGCTCTGTTGTTAATCCCTCATCACTTAATCTTTCTAATGCCATGAAAATATGATCTCTTAGATCACTTAGTTTGTTGTTTGCCATTTGTTTTTGCTTTTAGTTTATTGTTTAATTTAATTAGATCCCTAACCTCTGCAGGGTATCTGTGTATGCTATTCATTACTGCCATTTCTCCCCTGGTCTTTACTTGCAAATTGCTGAGCTCACAATTCAGGTAGTTACCATCTATAAAATTAATAACACATCCTTTTGGTATCTCCCCATTTGCCTGAGTCCATACATGCCGTTGTAATAACTCCCAGTGGCTATCTTTAATCTTTACATATTGGTAGAACCTACCTGTTTTATCTGCTCTTACATGGATGGTTCCTACAGGCTTTGTGTTATGTGGCTTGTGCCCTTGTTTAAACATTGCCTTTTTTACCTTCTCATAAGTTTCTGCAGGCATCTGCTTACCCTTATTGTATGGAGTGTGCCCTGGCTTAAATTGGAAGGCCTCACCATTTCTCATACCCTCTTTGTATCTACCACTTGCTGCAGTCTTAAGATATACAGGATCTTTTAGCAGCTTATATCTGTAGGCTATATTATATACCTTGCTTCTACTTATTCCTAAATCCTTAGCTATTAGAGCAGTGCTTTCAAATGGGTACCTTCTAATTACTTCTGCTATCATAGCTCTTCTACTTTATAGCCATTATCAATATACCACTGTGGTGTATCTGCTTGCTCATCTGTGTAGATGTAATCATGCAGCTTACCATCTTTACCTAGGAAGCACTCCCACCAAAAGCCACCTTCAGGCTCTACGCTATCCTCTAGCCATACTCTATATTTTTTCATACTGTTCTACTTTTAGTATTAGTTTTGGCCACATAGCCATTAACATTATTGCGTGATCTCTATCCAGGGCTTCTAGTATTCTGACAGCTATCCTCTTTTTACCACCATCAAAATAGTTATAGGTTACTTTAAAGCGTTTCATTGATATAGTATTTGTAGTTATCATCTTTCTGCACATCATAACCAATCTTTTCATACATCTTTAAGTATCTGTAAACTGATCTAGTGCTGATGCCTAAATATCTAGCCATTGAGTGAATAGGCCTAGGCTTAACCTGTAAAAACTGTATTAGTTTTATTACTCTCATCATCCTATACTGATTCATTGCTCTCAGATTTAAAGGTTTCGTTGTAGTATTGTTCAAATTCTTGATTGTTTTCTTGTGTTGAGTCTTCATACCAATCTACGTCAAGTTCCCAATTCCAAGTATCTCGATAAGCAAAGCCTTGTTTATATGAATCTTTCATCTGCTCCTTCTCCATTTCTTTGGCTTGTTCTAATATGTTATCACTAAATACAAATCCAAATTCTAATCTTAGCTTTTCTCTAAGCCACTCTACTGCTGTTTCTTTCATTTGTCTTTTTTTATAGGGTTATTATCTAATGTGCTGAGGTAGTCTAGGTATAATTGTAAGTTAAAGCTCCCCCCTTTATCACCCTCACTCTTTTTATTTTTCCACCAGTCCATCTTAGCCTGTAGGCTAAAGTGCGTAGGTGTAGGTGTAGTTTCAGTAGTCATCTCTATCATTATTTAGTTCGTTCCAATAATCTTTGTTGTCTTCCTCCCATTCTAATACATTAAATCTCTCAGGATCCTCTAGGATATAATCCTCAATAGCTGTTATTATTTCTTTTAGCTCATCTTTGTTAGGAGTGAAGGGATGGCATACGTTATTACACCACTGCTCACCTTTCTCCAGGGATACATCTACTACACACTCACCTGTCTCCATGTCATAGGATACAAAATTCCACTCAAAATCTAAGATAAATTCAATGTGGTCAATCTCATACCATAAGGATGCTGTGTACTTCTGTACTTCTAAATCTCTTAAGTCCATTTTAAAGCGTTTTAAAGGTTAGTAATGTAAGCTAAGGTATAAACACTCACCCAAAACAATATAAACACAGCAGAGGTGCTTAAAATGTCTCTATGCTCATCTGTGAGGGGTGTAAAGTAATACACAAGGTCGGATAGTTTCTTTCTCATTTCTTTTGAATTTTGTAAAGGTTATCAATTGCTTTAATTTCTGCTTGGATTGTTTGTGATTTCTCCATGGCTAGAGCCACATCGCAGATCAGCTTCCATTTCTCTTCTGTAAAGGATGTGCCTGAGTTAATTTGCTGGAGTAGGTACTCAACAGCTGTTAGATTTTGATCGTTCATAATTGGTTAGTTTTAATTAGTGAAGCAAATATACGAACAAACAATTAATTGTATACAACTTTTGCGTTATCAATAATCATTCTAAATAAGGAATAAGGGTAAAACCTTATAAAAGTTGCCCTTATAGCAGGATATAACCTTAAATATACTTTACAAAAAGTGGTTAATATGTTAGTTATATCTTACATTAAGACATTATTATAGCTACTATGTTAGTTATAACCAACAAAGTAAAATAAGTAGGTACAATTCTACAAAGATTTGTGACAAAAAAAACCCCCTGCTAAACTAACCAAAGGTGCAGAGGGCTTAGGTAACACATTGGGCGTATTGACCTAGTGCAAAATTACATATTAAATTTGATACTATCTATATATTTGGTAGTTTTTCTTTCTTTAGTAGAGTCTCTCACACATTTAATGGTAAGTATCCTACCACCTAATGGCTTAATGGGTGCACCTCTCTCTACATGCCATCCATGAGATCCATCACCGTACTCCTCTTTGTAGGTACCTGTTAGCATGAGGTGTAATTGCTTCTGCTTAAGTGTGTATCCAGATGCAGGATGGCTTTCTACTGTATCTCTTACATCATTTCTACAGCTGTTCTCATGGATATGTCCCATCACGAATACATCAAACCCTTCATATAGTTCTAATGCCCTAGTTAAATTGATAGCACCTTTGGTAACTATACCACCACCACCTGATCCATGGAAGTATTTAATCTTAGTGCAAAAAGATGAGGTAGTGCTTTCTAATGATTGCTTTATTATTAGCCATCCACCATAACCACCTACCTGCACATTAGATCCTGCTTTAAAGTTTAGGATATCTACAAATCTCTGCAGGATATCAGTCTCTTGAAATTTAATTATAGCAGTTTCATGGTTACCGTATCCTATTAGCTTAATGATGTGAGCGTATGGTAGGAACCACTCTACAGCTGTCTCTACTATGCTATCTAAATACCTAGCATTATTGTGCTCAGGTCTTATATCAGATTTATTCCTCCTGTTATCACCTCTCCCCTGCATTAAGCAGAACATATCACCATTAATCATCACAGGTATCTCCTCTTTTAGGCAATAGTCCAGGTGCCTCTTAATTAGATCTCTATCAGTGTGAGGATTATCCCAGTGCAAATCACTAAGAATAGCTACTTTTACTTCACTACCTGCCAACACAAGTTCGTGAACATTCTTACCATGTCTAATCATAAAGTTATTTAAAGGGGTTGTATAGTTTATCTAGTAATCTAAGAATAAAGAATAGAGCTATCCCACAGCCAAATCCTATAAAGAATAATCTCCAGCTGGTCTTAGCCTTAGTTAGCTGTACCTCTTTACGCTGCTCTTTAGCTTCCTTATATATGTACTTATACTTAAGCACATCCTGCTTTAATACCTTAGTTTTATATCTATATTCTATCCTGGTCTGATACCTGGTCTTAGGCATCTCTAGGATCTGAATAATAGTATCTTTAGTGGTGATAAATTTCTCCCATACAATAGTATCATTAACTATTACAGCCACACTATCTATAGTGTTAATCTTTATGGTATCATTTGCTATGCTTA